GCCCGCAGATGGTGCCAAGGATGCCCTTCGAAGATGCTTCTTCTGAAGCCTCTCTAAAGGCAAGCTGGCATTCCAGATTTCTGATTTCTTTCTTAGCATCCATATTTCTTGCTTGTTGTTACAATTCGGTTATTTCTTGCCGTTGGGTTTACTCCAATATTTTTCGTATTTGGTCAGCCATTCGGCTTGCCGCTTGATGTCGTAGTCACGCCACGAGCCGCCGCAATAGTGCACGTAGTATTTGTCGAGGTCGGGATACAGGCGGGCTGTCAGCTGGGGCTTGGTGTTGATAATATCTTCAAGGATACTGGCACCCGTATCGTACCAGTTGTTGGTGTTTTCCGTCCCGCCCGGTTGCAATCCCCATGATCGGCTGGGGTCATAATACTTGGCACCGTTAGCTGTGAGCAGCGGCACGTTCAGATAACAGAGCCAGGGAAGCAGACGGTCATGCTCTATGCGCCGTCCACGGAACCACTGAGCCTTTCCACAGGCTGCATATTGTTCATCCCAGAGGAAGTCGAAGGGCTGCGTGATGAGCACGTCGCTTTCAACAAGGATGAAACCGTCTGGGAGTACGTCGAAGAGGTACTGCACGCTCATCATGTGCTTCACGCTGCCGTAGTTCGACTTGCGGGCCATTTCCCAGCACTTGTCGGGATAGAGTGCAAGTTCCTCGTCGAAGTTGATGAGCTGCTGCTTGCGGTTGTTCAGCACTTTCACGCCCTTCATGCGCTTTGAAAATGGGCGGGCATCGGAATTGTCGAGCACGGTGATCGGCCAATCACATCCCACCTTGCGGATACTCAGGATGCAAGTCTCGGTCAGTTCGGGCGTATTGTAGTGGATAATGCCTATTGACTTCTTCATGGCTGTGGTTCTTGATTAGGTTCGGGAGTGGGTTCAGTGTTTCCGTTCAACTTCTGACTGCCCAGCTCTGCCAGGTTGGTCGATACATAAACAATATCGCCATTGGGAACCGATGGACGGTCGTACTGTGCTCGGATTTCGTTAACAGTAGCGGCACCCGTTTGGAGTTGCAGCTGGTCCACCTTCGCCTGTGCCTCCTTGTCGAGACGCAGCAGAGGCTGTTCGCACATGTGGATTCTGCGACGGCCAAAGTCTTCACGGCGCAACAGCTTGCGGTTGAACTCCTGCTCCATTTCGGTCACGTCCGGCTGGACGGTTCGCTGCAAGTATTCAAGCGTGGCGTTGGTGTAGGTGGTGTAGTGAGAGTTGGTGTCGAGCATCAACATCGGTCTCGGGGTACCAAAGAAGCGTGCACAGTCATCGAGTGAGAGGTTCATCTGTTCCAGAAGCTGCATGTCCTGATTTGAGAGCGAGATGTTATGCAATGCACTGAGGCCGCGAATGCCGATGATGTCTTGCTGATACACCTTTTCATTCAGCTCCTTTGCATACTTGTCGATTTCGCTCTTGTTGAAAAGACCAGAGGCGAAGGATGTGCCCTGACTGATGGATGGCTTCTCCTCACCGATGATCAGCTTCATGCGGCCACCCTTTGCAGCGGTTTCCAATGCGTGACGGCTCTCGGTCTTAATCAGCGAGAGCGTATCGAAGGCATATTGCAAGGTACTCATTCCCCAGAAGCCGTCGTAATAGCGGAAGGTGTTTGGGAAGTGGAGCACATCTTCGCGCGGTGCATCCACCTTGAACTTCACGCCCCGCTCGTTGAGGTAGGTCAGCGCATAGGTTCCAGTGATTTCGTTGTAACCGCCACATTCGGCCAGCCACAGGGCCACAGGGTCTTTCCATTCATCCCGCTCGATATACACAAAGGCATTGCCCAACAGCAATCGGCGAATGACCACCTGCTCGATGAGGGATGCCGCGCTGCTGATGGGGTTCGGCTGCACTTGCAGCAGGTAGTTGATGTTTTTTCCAGGTCCCCACATATCGGGCACAAAGTTGCCGCCAGCCGCATTCATTTTCTGGTACTGAACGCAAAACTGCGCCTCCGTCTTGGCGCGGAGCTCGACGGCACGATAGACCGCCGACACCGTGAGAGCCAGCTCAGGCCGACGCACCCGCACAATCTTCTCCTCGAATGTTGCGCCCGTGGTGGTTGTCTGGTTCGATGCCGCCGACGGGTCGGTGGTGGCGGGTACTCCGCTGCTCACCTCCCTGCGTTTCAGTGGGATGGTTCCCGTAGGCGTAAATAAGTTTCCGAGTATATTCATAATGTTCTCTTTTTGTTTCGCTTGATTTGCGGCTGTGGTTTACTCCACGATGGTGACTTGCTGATTGGCCAGCTCCATTGCCGTGATCTGGATTTGATTATCCTGGTAGTTAGCATTGAAAGACTGTATCTGATACCAACGCCCCTGGTACTGAATCAGACACCAGCGGTCGATGTCCTTATGGAACCGCATGCGGAACATCACGGTGTCATAGGCATCGTATGCCCCCTCGCGCAACGACTTCACTCCCTTGTTAAAATCCTCCGCTGCCCAGAACTCCCCGAGGATGGAATACCTCATCTGCCCGTTCTTTCCGTAGCTCGTGGTGGTGTCGGCAGCCCTCTTTGCCACCTTCACCCGCTTGTTCATCATTCCTGAAGTATATGCCATAGTTCTCAATTTTACGGGCATAAAAAACCGCCCGGCTTTGATAGTCGGGCGGTTTGTTGGTGAGGGTTTACTCAGACTATACCGAGCGCGGTGAGTTCGGTCTTCACTTGGGCTATGAAGTCGTCGTGTTCTCGAACTTCATCTAGGTCTTCGCCCGTGCGTTCCTTGCGTGAGAGTGAGGAGGCAAAGGCGGCCACGTCCATGGTATCCTGCAAACCGTAGGCTGCCATCTCTGCTGCGTTGATGCACTTGGCACGGGTCATCGGTGCTGTCATTGTTAGTTCCAACGCCCTTACATCCTCTCCATCCTGCTCATGGAAAAGATACACAGTTGTATATGTCTCTATTCCTACATCAAACCACAACTTTCTGCAAAATCGGCAATTAGAAGGATAATTTAGGTGGATAACCCGAAAACTCGTATGCCTCCACATCCGCAATATCCTCCAGCGCATTGATAGCCGCCTTGTGACTCTCCGTCACATTCAGTGCATCGGCAGCATACACCTCCACAGCAGCAAGCATCTGATACCATGTGTCTGTAGGGTAAGTGTACTCCACACCATCGAACCACTTAGTCACAGTCTCCCTTCCCAGTGCTTTCATGGCATCAAGACTAATCCTCAACTGCTGTCTGATGCCAGCATTCAGCCACATGTCTTTCCCCTCAACATTGAAGGAGTTTACCGCATCAGAGCCATCATAAGCCTCTAACTCAGCAATCTTGTTTGCCTTGGCTCTTGCAAGGAGTTCTTCGGGGGTGGGAGTAGGTTCTACCCATTCCTCATATCCCCAAGATTCAAGCAGTTCAACACTTGGAATGCCACTGAACACTCCGTTAGATATGTTCTTGGTAATTGAATTACCTTCCGTGTACCACTCTTTTGTGGTTGAGTTATAGTATCTTTTCATTGTTGTATCGTTTTAAGTTTTGTCGGGGCCAAGCACAAAATCTCCTGTGCCTGCATTGCCAAACAACCGACCGCTTATCATGTCGTACAAATATCCTGTTTGACCTACTCTTACAGGTATATAATCACGCAGAAGCACATCGTTTTCATTGTATATGCTAAAGTTATACATCCAAATAGTAAGATTTTTTGTATTCTGAATATTTAGGTTTATACTTGATTGAAAATCCGTATAAGCAAGCGACACCATTAATGTGTTATTTAGCCTTACTTCCATATTATTACCGTTGTGCATGAAGGAACCATCGTATAAAGTGTTTGCATTTATGGGTCTTCCACTCAAATTATAGTTAGACTTTATATGTATCTGTATCCTGTTGGATGACTCGATTCCACCAAATACAAACCAATTTCCGTTACTACCATTATTTGTAAATGGATAAGTCCAACTTGTCCTGTCTGTCCAAAGATACTTCCAATAATACTTGTAATTTGTAGATGGTTTTATACCAGTATCAATAGTACAATTTTGCGCAAACCCTAAATACTCAATCTCCGCATCATACGACATGGAAGAACCACCTCCCATATACCTTCTTCTATTAAGTAGTGTTCCCATATCAAGTAGGTATTACAATCTTAACACTTGCCACCACCCATGCAATGCCGTTGTAGGCTGCACTGACTTCATAGGTAGTGTCTGCTGCAATCTCGAATCCATCACTGTAATAGATGGAGTGTGTAGAAGTAAATGTCACACCAGGAGTACTCCCCGCCGAAATATAGAATGTCACCGTCTGAACCTTGGTAGTTCCACTTGCTATTGTTGGTAATGTGATTGCCAATGTGCCTACGTTAGTAAGAGTGTAGTATTTGCCTACCTCTGCTGTTAAGGTAGCCCCACTTGCTGAAACGATGTCAACCTTGTCCTCCTTGTTAGCCAGTATCGTTGTCAGTTCCTGGGCAGTCGGCAGTGCCGTAAGTTTTGTCACAAGATTGCTTGTGATGCCCGACTGAATAGCCGCCCATTGCGCAGATGTGAACGGGGTGCTCTCCACCTTGTACTCAAACAGCCACTGGCTGCCGTTGTACTTATAACGATCATAGTATTCGTTGCCGACTGCATCCAGCTCGATAACAAAGCCGTAGTCGTTGTTAGTTGCACCCGTGACGGCTTGAAGCTCTGCCAGGGAATTGTACGTTCCCACAAACGTGGCCGTGTTGGTAGAGATGGATGAGTTGACGAAATTCTTGTCGGCAAGTTGATTGCTTGCGCTTGCCGCACTGGGTATCTTTGCCTCTATCGCATCAATGTCGTTCTCAACGGGCGTGAGGTCTGACTGTTGCAAGGCGGTGTCAGCCTTGTTGAGTGATGCCTGCACGCCACTCGCCAAATCATTCTTCGGGATGCCCGTACTGGGCTTCTGATATGCACCAACATCGGAGGCGTCCAGGACAACATCACCGTATTTGCCGTTGACGCTGCTCACGCCTGACGCAGGAGCGTTCCTCCACATCACGTCGTAGCTCTCGTCGCTCTCCTTGACGAGTACCTGGTTGGTGGTGCCGCCGGCTGGGATGCCGATGCCAGGCTCTCCCTTTGTGTTGACGGAAGTGCTGTTGCCGTTGCGGTCTGTCACGGTCAGGGTGTTGCCGCTCAGCTCAGCGTTTACGTTCTCGGCACCTTCCACGGCCTCGGCATTCTCCTCTTGCATCTGGGCGAAGACGCGCTCGCGCTCCTCCTCATTGGCGATGCGCTGGGCCTCGTTAGCGTAGGCGGGCAGCGAGAACTCAATCTCCGGTGCCGTCTCACCACTGAAGTCCAGCATCACCTGGTACTCCTCACCGTCTATCTCGGTAGTGATAGATGCTTGATTCAGCACCTCATCCTCTGTATCGTCGGGGAAGTCATCCACCGTAAAGTGGTAGGCGATTTGGAACTTCAGGTCACCAATCGGCAGGTGATGGTCGTCGAATTGCACCAGCAGCTTTGTTGGCTCTTCTGGGTCATACGAGCAATGCGTGTAGGTCTCACCATCCCACCCAACAAAATATGCCTGGCTGGGCACGGATGTCCAGAACTTGATGCAGAACGGGATGGCCCAGCCCGCGTCGCTGTTCATAGTCAGGATGAAGTCTGACTTGTAGTTGATTCTAAAGATTTTTGCAGCCATATCTGTTGTTATTATATTCGTTTTCGTTTTCAGTTGCCAGTCTCATGTACGGCTTCACGAGAATGTCGAAGGTGTAGGGGACAATCGACATGTTCTGCGGGCTCACGGGTGAGCGGTGCTGATAGCTGACATCCACCAGCATCAGGGAGGCGTGGATTAATGGCGCGGGGATTCGCCCATAGACCTGCATGATGTCCTCATACGAGCGATTCAGGTGATTGAGCAGCACCTCCTCGGCACTCTCGCCGTACATTTCGAGCAGGGAGTCTTCTTCGGTGAAGTCCGACTCAATGCGACACTGCTGCTTAATTCGTTCTAATGTTAACCATTTCATATCTTTTCGTTTATCTTCTGAGAAACGGCGGCAATGCCTTGATGGTTTACCCGTTGGAAGTTAAGAGCATTTATAGTGTATAGTTGAGAGTTTATGGTTTATGGTTGCTACTAAAGAACCCATCCCTTCGGGAGGGGCAGGGGTGGGTGTTTGGGTAAAAAAAAGGGAGGCCGCTGCCTCCCCAGAAAAACTACATTACAAAACCTTAAATACTGATTTAAACTTAATTTTTAATCTAATAACTAATAAATCTATTGCACAAATAATTAAGAAATGAGTGCGCCTCGCGGCGGATAAAATACAAATTATGAAGCGATCAGATGTCCTTATATTCTGTCTTTGCGTCAAACGACGGGCACGCCTTGCGCGGCTCGAAGTCATGGTGGCCGTAGATGCGTGCGTCGGGGTATAGGACGCGCAGTTCGTGCAGAAGATTCAGGAGGGCTGCACGCTGGGTAAGCGTGCGGGTGTCCTTGGGTGTCTTGCCATTGGAGGCGCAGCCGCCGATGTAGCAGATGCCGATTGAGTGGGCGTTGTGGTTTACGCAATGCGCTCCGGCGATGTCCACGTTGCGGCCTTCATGGATGGTGCCGTCACGATAAATCACATAATGGTAGCCGATGTCACTCCACCCCTGTGCCTTGTGCCAGCGGCGGATGTCATCCACGGTGTAGTTGCGACCCTCGGGTGTGGCCGAGCAATGGATGATGATTTCGCGGATGGTGCGGCGCGACTTCTTCCACCTGACGGGGATGAGCTTGGCGAGCGTGGCGGGGCCTACAATACCGTCTGGCTTCAGTCCGCGCGATGCCTGGAACCGCCGCACGGCTTCTTCGGTGTTGACTCCGTAGATGCCGTCTTGATATACAGCTAACCCAGCACCGGCCAATGCTTTCTGTATTTGCTTAACAATCTCACCGCGTGAGCCTATTTTGTATGTCATAGTTTATGATGTTTGGGTTTGTTCGGTTTCAGCTTCCCCGTCGTCCGATATGGTTACGAGCACACGATTGGGGCAATTTGTGCGACCGCATAGAAAAGGGCGCATATTGGCAACCATGCGGCCATATCGGGCCACCTCCCGCTGGAGCGAGCGGACTGATTCTTCGAGCTCATCCTGCCGCTTGCGCAGATCGTCGCGGTCTTTCCGAAGGTGCGAGCGGTCTTCTTTCAGTTCTTGGATGTAGGCTTTCTGCTCATCGCGGTCGGTCTTGATGTCCTGAACTAACTGCTGATAAACGTCCTGCAATTCCTTGGCGGCATCGGCTTCGGCGGTCTTGGCCTCGGCCTTGGCTTTCTTGCGCTGCCAACGCCAAGTGAAAAATGCTCCACCACCTCCACCAATGAAGAGGCCGAGAATGCCCAAAATAGTGTCGAGTGTAATTTCCATGTCTTTATTCCTTTTTAAGTTGGTTTTCGATTTTGCGGATGCCCTTGGCCTTGGCCGTGTGGCTATTGATGAACTCTTCGAGCGTGAAGTGACGACTGATGCGTATCATACGGCGATGGCCTCCTTTAGTGCAATGGCCAGGGGAGCGGGCAGCGTGTCCATTAGCCGGTTAATTAACTCGGCGTCGCGTCCTTCATAGACGGCATCGCCATTATCCTTGTACACTTTGTCGGCCAATGCATAGCCTGCTATGCCCTGCACACGTCCGAGTATAGCGTTAGCCACCTGCTCCTGTGGATTAGGCACAGGTATTTCCTGCTTTCGAGCAATGTCGCTATACACATGAAAATTTTTCCAATTTACTTTCATAGTTCTTTGATATTTTTATTTAAAAAATTAAGCATCGGGTGCGGGACCTTCGGATACAGCTGCCAACATAGTATAGCTTCGCTTGAATACAGCCTGGTCGAGTGTGGCATTGAGAGATGTGGTTAGTCGCAACTGAGCGACCGATTTGTACACATCTGTCCCTCCGCTCTTGGCATCAATGCTGCCATCATATTGCATAGAGCCAGGCTGGAGAGTAACCGTGCGAGTTGTTGATGTACCGATTACGGTACCAGAACTATTCAGCATCTCTACATTGACATTAACAGATCTTGTCATGTCTGTTTCATCATTTGTGATAGTCCATGAATAATAGATGAGTCTGTTGCTCTGCGCCACGTTCTTCCATGCCGAAAAAGATATAATACGTGCTCCTGCATATA